CAGTAATGCCTCACGACCGATCACTCGGCCGCACCTACGGGCACTCGTAGGATTCGCTATAGCTTGGTTCCCTGCCACTATAGCTCTGTAGTCTTGTATGTAATATCATTGAATCGACTATTTTCAATGATAATATGAAATATAAATTAATACCTGTAATAGATAGGTACCCCTGTATAAAAGAACAGAGTAAAGTCCTCTCCAGCAGCAACATGCTCCTGGATTGCTCCAGAAAGAAAATCTGATAAAGAGGGACTCTTCTCCAACACCGTAAAGTATGTCAAGTGGGATCCACTTGTCAAACTTGGAGCGTTCTTCTGACGGGAATTTCGGAAACGATCACTTGCATAAAACGGCAATTGTATTTCCAAACACCTATTCTGATCACTCATGGCAGCTGCTGATCCATTAAATCCACGGAATGCAAACGTATTCGTTAGAATACGCGTTAAATCCCTAGAATCAACTGGAGTAATGCTAGCAATCTGAATGCGCGGAACATCAAAAATGAATGGAAAACGATTGACAACCGATGTTTGGTTGACAAACTGATCTCCTTCAAAATAATATTTCCGACGCAAGCTGCCACGCCACCCAGCATAACATGGTGTAAACCATGCAATAGGGTGAGTATTAACAAAAGTAGTAGGATCTGTCGCACCACCACCATCTGTTCCAGACGGATCATCACCTCTATACAAAGGTAAATCTTTCTGTCTAAGAATCTGAACAGTGGTTGAGGTAGCTCTTCCTACTCCCCAGGTTCTCTGCAACACATAACGTTTACAAAGATCCCTAATTGATTGAGGACTCTCACCAAAGAAAACATCATACGTATGATCTACTGCCGGTTGAACATTGGCAATATCCATAGTAGACATTGTATCTGTGGGTTTATCCTCCATGGGCTTAGCTTCATTAATGACAGAAGCTGTATTATCGCCCATACCTACACCCATCTCTCCACTTTGAGATTCTAGCGTCTCCTGGTTAGGATCCTCTTCTTCGATCTGACCAGTTGGTGTGATCTCTAGAAATTCAGTAGGATCGAAAGTTGGTGTAGGATTTGATGCTCTTGGGAACAAACTGAAAACGCTCATATTATCAGCAGTTGGCTCTCCAAACTTGTAATCGTCAGTCATGGACACATACACATTGACGCGCACAGGCGCATCAGTGGCAGGTGAAACCAATCTATTGACAACATTAAGTTGGAGAGTACCATTCCAGCGCTCAGCCGCTACTTGAGGCGTGAGTACTGTACTATCGGAGTATATAGTAGCTCCAACAGCTGGTGTAAACGTGTTAAGAAAAGGTTCAGCTTGACCCCACCCTACAATGATCTCAAAATCACGATCTGTTGCAAGGTCGAGCAAACGGTTATATTTGGTGTTAAAATTCACACCAACTGATGCTCCGTTGGGATCGTATGAAACCACCATACGTCCCTTGTGGAAATCGGAGCACACAACTTGGAAACGAAACTTGATACTACCTCTCCAAAACCTGAACAATTGAGCCATATGACACATTGGAGTCATGTGGATCTCTTGGCCAAGTTCGCCATAAAGGCTAGGAGTAACACGACAATTCCAGAGCAATGACTCTGGTGTGTCAAGACTACTCCATTGAAAAGAAGTCAAGTAGGACTCACGAGTAACAATCGACTTAATAGCCATCTGATCAACACCATCAAGGCCAACAGTACGACTGTCAATAGTAAGTTCTGTTTTCGAATCCATGCCCAATCCTTGCGTGGCATCAGGAGCATCCACGTTTGCCAGGTTACCCTGAGGATAAGGCTTGAAGATCTGAATATCAGAGACAATAGGGGGTCTGGAATACCCAAACAGCTGCGCAATTCCTGCAGTAGCTGACGCAACCATCTCAGTGGCTCTAGCATAAGGGGCAATGAGAGGAATCCTCTCAAGAATGCCCGCAGCTTTTGCCACAGCAGACGCAGGTTTGGAAATAATCCCCATTCCAAACTCGTCCATTCTCCCACTCTGAGACACAAGTGTCTCAGTTGGCATAGTGAGAGTCAAATCTTCAGTCCACGCGTAAAGAGTAATAACGACTGCATCAAAATTGTCATTAGTCGTCAATAAATTCCCAGTACTCTTCAAATCCAATGATCCAAGTCTATCAAATTCAAAACGAGTGAGATCTACATAGTTCTTATTGTAAAAGAACGGCAAACACATCTCACCACCTTGATTGGTAGTTGGATTTAGGAAAACGCGCGGCTTCTGGCTAAGCTGAATCAAATCGACATCCAAAAAGAGTCTGTCAACTGTAATATCATCAGCAAAATCAAACGGGTTATAGGCCATCAAAATACGGCCATAATGAAACCCCGTTCCACTGATCACAGCCTTGACGTGCAATTTACATCGCGCCAGCTTGAAATTGTCCAACTTACGTTGAACTGCTGGATTGTCAAAATAAGCTTTCCAAGGATTTATCCTTTGAAGCAATGGCTGATTCACAGGCCAGGTATACGATGCAATCCTCAAAGGACGTTCCATAAAACTTCCCAGAGAAGCATCAATCTTTGCAACTTGATCCATAGTTGCATCAGAACCAGAACCAATAGATGTGGTCCAACCAGCATCTTGGTCAGAAAATCCCATAATTTCCTGTTGTGTCTGATCTGACATCTTCATGGCAGTTGTTCCGACATTTCCAATCTCACCAGACTGGGATTGATATTCAATAGTCAACCCCTCCAATGAAACTGTACAATCGGACAAACTAAGAGCCTCATAGTACTTACACTCAAGGACACGAATTTTCTCATATGCATCAGCAAGCTTTTTAGCCAAGCTTTTGCAATGATTATACTTCCGTCCAAGACTGTTCTGTAGTCTAAGGTTCTCAGTTTCCAAGTCATGAATCTTTGCGAGGAGCAAATCCACTTGCTCCCCGACTTCTAAACCAACATTTTGGGCTGTTGAAACACCACGAAAAATAGTATTTACATTAGTAAGTCATATTTACAATTTATGGCACGCGCTCGACTCAGAGCACGTCCACAGAGCCTAAATTTTTGGTGTAGCGAACACCGCCCTTAAAAAAGGGTACCGTTTATGTACAGTGCTAAAATTACAACTTTCGCTAAACAAACATGAGGATATAGGAACTCAAAATCGTCTACGTAAATCTAGTTGCAAAACCGTCTTTAACAATAAGCCTCCGCGCTGGTGCGGTCTGTTCAAATATTTATAGTCCTAGAACTCGGACAAACAGTGAAATCACTCCCACTGTTCCATGTATCGTGCCATTTGCTCATCGTAAGTTTTGAGTTGAGATTCTACAGTCGCAACTGCATTATTTCTTCTCGCAACCTCAAGCAATTGATCACGACGCATGTCATATTCTTCACGCCCATAGCCAAACCACTTATCCATAGCATCAACCATACCATTGATGGCTTGCTCATCAGGACGTAGTGCATTTGACAACAAATGTGCATGAAGCATTTTCTGAATAGAACCAAGCTCAATTCGACTCCGAATGTGTGAACACTCTTCGTCGAACCAAAAGAAGTTCTTCAGAAAAGAAGCATCATCAACACCAATAAAAGGAATAGATTCTGCTTCTTTGTCTGCCATAGTATATGTAATACCAACTTTGGCAAACTCTTGAGCTAGCGCAGTGTGATTAAACCAATCAAATCCCTTTTTGACTGACATAATATTATCATCACCATAGGTCATCAAAGCTACCACTGTTCGAAACAATGGTAAATTACGCTTCAAACCGACCCAATTGCGCTTCTCTCCAAGCGAATAGTAGCAATAACGAACATACAAACTATTCACTATGGAATTGATGACAACAGTCAATGGATGCCCTGATGGATTAGATCCAAACAGTTCAACCAACACACCATTGAAATCATAAATCGGGTTGCAAATTTCAGAAGCTATACCTCGCATGATCATAATATCATCCTCGTCATAATTGCCGCTTTTCTTGGCGATATTAATCAAAACCTTGAATGCAGCAAGCATAAACTTGGAAGACATACGACCATCAAATGAAGCATAATCTCCTGCAACAATCCGATCCTTTCCGAATTTGACAATATGATTGTACAAATCTTCCCATTCTGGTCCTTCAACATTAACACCAACAGCACACTCAAACAATTCTTTATTGTCCATCATCAATTTAGACAACGTCAAGAAATATTTGCGCACTAGCATGGTGAATGCTAAATTACATCCAGCGAAGACACGTACTTTCGTTTTCGTCATTTTCGTAGGTTCATCTTTCAATGAACCTTTAAACACAGTATTGATTCTGTTTCCAGCAAGCAACTCACGTTCCATGCGAGCTACTTCCTCCCAATACTTAGGATCGACATCCCTAGCTACTGAGATACCTGGAACAACACGTCCAGAAACTTCAATAAACTGTGTTTTGGGTCCGCTTTCCGGAAACCCCAAAGATGATTTGAAGTTGATGGCATTCACGCCCTTCACACCATCCATACCAGCAATGATGACATCATCAGGTAACTTACCCACCTTCTCATAATCCGTAGATTTGAGACCGGAAAGGATAGTTGTCTGATAATCTATGACAGCTTTCGCTATCAATTTATCATCAAAGTCATATGCAATATCAGTCTTCTTCGCAATATCGTCTTCCCAATGTTTGGGCGACGACATGTTATAAGGCTTGTCATGCACACGAGGCAAATCACACACTTCAGCAATATCCTCCGAAAATTTCGAAGGTACTACATTGGAATGGTGTGCTGCCCTGGGCAAAGTATGTTGACCATAAACTCTCATATGACCGACATTCTCCACTGAATTAACAGCACTTTTGGGATGCGGATCAGACAAAGGTCCGAAATTAACACCCAAAATTTCCTCTGGCATAGATACCTGAGAATGAGAAGTCATAATATGAGGTTTCTGGTTCAATTGCTCCATAGCTTCAGCAATCTGAGGCTGGGTCAAAATTCCAGCTCCAGCTTTCCTTCCACTACCAGCAAGATGAAATCCGGTAATAATCCCAGTAGGAGCTCCGCCAACCAATGTGGCCATACAAGTTCCTTTCTGAGTCTCCTCGTCATATACATACCGAATACAATCAAAAGCACCACCCTCCGTGGTGTTAATTCTGTCAAGCGCTCCGCTCAAAAGCGAAGAAACCTGTACTTCTCCTTCATGGGTCACAAAGACCCTACGAAAAGTATAAGTTCTATTCTTGACATATTTCTCGGGAAAAAAGCGAGTGCAATCTTTCACTTCTCCCAATTCTGGCGCATACCACAATGCCAAATCAGTGTTTGGTATATGGTAGCAACAAGACGCAGAAACAACACATTTGTTCGTGTGTCCTCCTGGTCTAGTCACTACAGCTTGAGATTTGTCTGCAGGAACGGCATGATTTGGTAAAATCCAGACATTACCCTTAAGAGGGAAAACATCATTACCATACCACACACCATCCTTAAGAACTCTAATGTGTGATAGACGTTTACTGACAGTACTTTGAATATCATCAATTGTCGTCGATCTCTCAACATGTGTGCGCTGAATGACTTCTGGTTCATCCTTAGGAGACCAGAATTCTTTGCGAATTTCGCCCTCATATTCCTTCTTCAAGGCAATAGGGGCTGCAGCTTGTGAAACAGTTTTCTGCCACCGACGGTACAATGCATAGAACAAAGCAATAGAAGCAAAAGCTCCCAAAGCTTTCATTGCAAATCGTCCATCAGCTTTATCACAAGCATCACGCAATACTATGGAAGGACGTTGAAACGAAGTCAACATCTCCACAACTTCCCTTTTCCTTTGCTCAATTTTAATGCACACCTGCAAATAAAACAAAACAGGTAGTACAAATAATAGAGCAATGAAATTGGGAATGAAAAGAGCTAGCAAGATAATCGCAACATATAAAACAGCGAATCTCTTGACAAGAGTATACAACTCTTCTCGTAAATCACCAGGGCTCAACCATAGTGACAAAATACTGCCATATCGTGAATTGACAAACCAACTCATGAAAAAAGTGTATCTAGCAACACCAAGTGTCTCCAAATCAAACATCTTTTCACGAATAGTTGTGATATCAACTCCAAACTGGCTCTCGAGCTTTTCACAC